AGACAACGAGAACACTGCTAAAAAAATATGGATGTGGAATAAGAATGGCCTAGGGTTTTCTAACACAGGAATCAATGGTCCATATGGACTTGCAATGACTAAAGACGGGTCAATAGTAGCAGACTATATCACATCAGGGAAGTTAAATGCTAATGTAATCAGGGCAGGGCAAATTGTTGGTAAGAACTTTAATTTAGACTTAGACAGTGGATTAGCCAAGTTCGGTGCAAATTCAATAACCAAGGACAGCCTAAGCCAAGATTTAAAAAATGAATTAAAAGGCAAAGATGGACGAGATGGAACAGATGCCACATTGTATGAGTGGTTAAGGGACTGGAATGGCACCTACACACAAGTAGACGGCCGCAAAGTCATATCGCCTAATATATTTGCGGGTAATAGAGATGGCGGCGTTTTCTTTAACGAAAATGGATTGTACGTAAAAAAGGGAGGTACAACAACCGCCTGGATAAGCAGGGATGGTTCAGGGTTTTTTGGGAATTCAACAGACAATATTAGTTGGGATAGCAATGGTAATATTAGGCTTCCTAAAATAACCACAGATGCAATATATCCTGGAAATAGCGAACGTATTATTTTAGAACGTGGATTAGCACCTGGGGCCAATGATGCCAAATCTATTGATGCAACTGGAAATGCAATAAGATTAAAATATAGTGCATATGCATATTTGAGTGTAAGTAACACTGGTATAAGTGGATATCGAGCAGGCGAACGTAAATTCGCTACAGCGGGGCAATATGACGGCATATCTGTAGCAAGTGGGACTGTGATGAATCTTGATAGTTCAGATACTCTAATGTCAGTTAATTCAGAAGCATTTTGGGCTAGAGCAAGCGGTGCACAAGTAATCTTAGCCACAAGAGAAGGTGTATATTCTACCACTGCACAATTAAGCTCAGACGCTAAACTAAAAGAAAATCTGTGCAAAATTAATGATGATAAAATCATACGAAAGAATGACGATGTGAAATTTGATAATTTGACTAGTGAGGATGTTTTTGATTTTTTAAAAAACACCTCACTTTTTAATTACAATTTCAAGGGTCAAAATAAGCCTAAGTTTTCCCTTGTAGCACAGCTTATTAAAGATCCCATAAGAAGTGTAATCGTTGGCTACAATAAGATAAACAAGACCTATGCAATAGATGTCTACAATTACACATCTATTTTACATGCAGGCATGCAAGAAGAGATCAAGAAAAGAGAAATGTTGGAAGCTAGGGTCACGTCCTTAGAGTCTGATATAGATATTTTAAGAAAAGAGTTAGAAACTCTTAAAAGTATGTTGTCTACAGCTAAGTAGACAGAAAGGGGCAATATTATGGCACTTAGAGACATAGGAAAAGCAAAGTATAAAATAACTATGAAAGATGGATATATTGAGGATTGCTATGCGACTCAATATGACACTGCCAGGGTGTTTGAATTCCAGGTATTTAACGACTCTCAAATAATGAGCCTATCAGGTATTACAATTAAAATGATGGTAGAGCAAGGCACTAAGGTAGTGTTTGCCACTGGGTCAGTAGTCAATGCAGATCAGGGAATATTTCAGGTAGTCTTAAATTCTGAAATGCTTGAAAACGACTCAATACACTATGCACAGATTGAGATGTCAAATGGTAGTGAGTCTATCCAGTCACCGCCTTTTAAAATCAAGATAGGCAAATCAATTAAGACTGGAGCAAAGGCAGGAGTCAACATAGTAGTTGATTATGCCAAAGTAAAGCAATATATAGATGAAATTACTCACCTTAGGCTGCACACAGACGAATTAAAAGGCCCTAAGGGTGATAAGCCAGTAATTACTATAAATGACAAGGGGAACTGGGTCATTGACAATGTAGACACAGGCAAAAGGGCAATTGGTCAAGATGGCAAGATGTCATTTGAAGAGTTATCACAGGAGCAGAAAGCAAGCCTTAAAGGTGCTAAGGGTGACAAGGGAGATACTGGACTAACAGGCCCTAAGGGTGATAAGCCAGTAATCACAATTCAAAATGGCAATTGGTACGTTGACGGAGTAGACACAAGACAGAAGGCCAAGGGGGAAGATGGTCAAGTAACATTTGAAGCACTTACACCAACACAGAAGGCGAGCCTTAAAGGTGATAAGGGTGACACTGGGGCAAATGGTCAGCCAGGTGCTAAGGGTGATAAAGGCGAACAGGGTATGCCTGGTGAAGTAAGAGTCTTGACTCAAGCAGAGTACAATGCACTTACAATAGCACCTACTGACAAGACATTTTATTTGATTAAGAAAGAGGTGTAATTTATGGCTACTTTAAATTTGAATACTGAGAAAATAGATAAGCTGTATATCGGCGGTCAGCTAATTTGTGGCGGGAACAATGGGTATGTTAAGGGTGATATTATTCCGCCAGGTGGAATTAAAGAGGTTTACCAAACCAATGAGGAAAAAACTGAGATTTGGAACAAACAACTTGAAAACAACACCATTAGATCGCTTGTTGTCGATGACGAATTCAACATCTACACAGCTGGGGACAATAGAATTCTAAATAAATTTGATAAAAATGGACACAAAATATGGGAGTATAGAGGCTTAGTAGGGGATGTCAAAGGAATATCAGTTGATTCAGCTAAAAATGTATATGTTGTGTGCGGATTAACAGTCACTAAAATCAACAAAGATGGGAGAGAAGTTTGGAAACTTAATAATTTCAGTCAAAGTCTATCATCAGTGAATGTTGATAAAAATGATAATGTTTTTATATCAGGAAACGACAAGACACTAAGAAAATTAAATAAAGACGGACAGGAGATTTGGAAATATACAGGGCAGACTGATATTAAAAATATCAAGTTTGATAATGATGATATTTACATATCTGAATATAATACAATTAAGAAAATCAATAAAGATGGTCAAGAGGTTTGGAAATATAAAATATCATATGGGGGCTTTGAATCAGTAGATGTGGACTCAGAACATATTTACTATTGTGACAACGATAAGTTAGTTGTTAAAATGAATAAAGATGGCCAGGAAATTTGGAAAACTCGAAGTTTTAATTACGATAACAACGCGGTTATCATAAGCGAGAATGGACATTTATTTATATTAAATCGCCGAGCCTTATATGAATATGATGAAAACGGTAGACGAGTTAAAAGTTATTTAGATAACTCGTCTATGGGTGTTTTTACAATGGACAATAAACAAAATATTTATGTAGCACTTAGCGATAACACAGTTCGTAAAATTGGGGGTAAAGAAGAATTCCTAGGATATGAGATTTTGAAAGATAAGGGGGACAAATAATAATGACAGCAGCACATTTATTTGATTTTTTTAGAGGTTGTACAAACACGCAGGAATCAAGAGTTGTATTCGTGCTAGCACTAATAGCTAGTGCTATGATTATTGATTTCATAACTGGGGTAATTGGAGCTTGGGTAAACCCAAAAATAGATTTTAAATCTAAGGCCGGGATTAATGGGATTCTAAGGAAAGTGGCCAGTATGTTAGCGCTAACAATATTCTTGCCGGTTAGCACATTGCTGCCAAGCGGGATAGATACAATGCTTATATCCACGCTATATATAGGGTACTTATTCTTTGAAATGAAGTCAATAATAGAAAACCTAGGAAAATGTGGCATTGACACAACGCTTTTCAAAGATATACTAGGCAAGATGTCGGGAAAAACAGAAGACAAATAAATTTTAATCTAGTGGGTGGTCTATGTGGCCACCCTATATATTTTAGAAAGTGAGGTAGAAAATGTTAGCATTTAAATACAAGCAAATCACCAACTCAAGGCAGATGGGTAGGAGAAGAAGTAAGGCAGATATTAAATTCCTTGTAGTCCACTATACAGGTAATGATGGGAGCGGGGCAAATGCAATGGCCCACTATAGATATCTGCAGAATGCAACAAGATATGGGTCAGCCCATTATTTTGTAGATGATAAGGAAATTATCCAGGTAATAGGAGATTCCATTGAAGCGTGGAGCGTTGGAGATAATCAGGGATATGGTAGGGCCTTAAATGGCTGCACAAATTACAATTCTATATCAGTTGAGATATGCGTAAATAAGGATGGTAATTTTGATAATACCTACTTCAATGCGGTGGAGCTATTTAAGGAATTGAAACGTCAATATCCCAATGCGAAGGTGTGTAGACACTATGATGTTTCAATGAAAAATTGCCCAGCTTTCTTTGTGAGTAATCCTTTAAAATGGAGAAAATTCCTTAATGATATTGAGCAGCCAAGGATCTTAGAAATTGACCTATCAAAAGACAGTATTGCAAAACCTATTGGGCAAAGTAACATAAAGAGAAGTAGCAAGCCAACTAATGAGGTTGCCGGTGAGTGGAAAAGAGAAAATAACCAGTGGTATTTCTATGAGAATGGCAAGAAAAGAACTGGTTGGCTAAAATATAATGGTGGTTGGTTCTTCCTGAAAAATGATGGAAAGATGGCTACTGGATGGGTTGAGTATAACCATTCATGGTACTATTTCAATAATAGTGGTTATATGATTACAGGCTGGCTAGATTACAATAGCCACAAATACTACTTTGAATATAGTGGTAAGATGGTAACCGGTAAACAGGCAATTAATGGCAAGACCTATGAATTTGATGGTGAAGGTCATTGGATAAAGTAGGTATTAAAATAGGGGGCTTAGATGCCCCCTTATTTTTCGTTTTTATTCATATCTATGGTCTTTGATATAGATGTATTCTTTATTATCTATACATATACGAGATACTGTTTTTGCTATCTCATAATCTCCGACAAATTGAAGAATCAAACTTTTACCTGCATTATATACATTTATTTTTTTTGCTCTAACCTGTAAAACCATTGTTTCATCATCATATATTTTTAACCATGTATCTGCTTCGTATACTTTTTTATAGTAGCTTGGTATTTCAACAGTTTCATCTACTAAATATCCTTTATAATCACCATCTGACCCAGTATGCACTTCGCCAATTTCACCTGGTGACCTTAGTATTAGTGATGCTATATCACTATATCCTAAATCGATTACCTTATCCTTATAATTTTTCATCATTTTCTTAGTCTCCTTTAAAATTATTTTTAGAGGGTTTTATTACCTCTTCTATACTTATATTATACTATCGATAGTATAATTAGTCAAGTATTTTTTATAAATTTTTTAATTCTTTTTTTCGACTGATTATTAGTATTTCCAGTTCTTGTATATCCTCATCAGTGGCTTGATTTTTAATAAAACCTCTAGCGGTCGACCTGTTACGTAGATATCTAGTACGGTCCCTATTTTTTGACTGCCATTTTTTATTTGCTATAGTTTGGCTATTTTTATCTTCCATCACCTTGCTTCCTTTCTCTTGCTCTGATATAATTAGATTATCAGAAGGGTGAGCAAGCACCCTCTTGATAATTTTCTTTTGGTTGCCCTGCTATTAATTTAGTAGGGCTTTGATTTTTGCTTTAGCTTCTTCTAAGTCCTTGCATTCATTTAGAATTTCAAGTATTTTCCTTGTTTGGTTCTCTTCAGCTACCTCTTTTAGTAATTCGCTTGTGTTCATTTCTTCGTTCATTTTATTCTCCTTTCTGCTCTTGCTAGCCTACTTGTAAGTTATCTCTTACTGTACTTATATTATACTATCGATAGTATAATTAGTCAATACTTTTTATAAACTTTTTTAAAAAAATATACTTTTTTTCCGATATGTACTCATCTAAATCCATGTGGTATAATGAAATAAAGAACATATGTTCTTTATTTCTATGAAGGGAGAGTAATATGGAAAGTATTTTTAATTATAAATTGAAAAAGGGTGACTGCCTGGAGTTGATGAAAGAAATAGAAAGTGATACTATAGATATGATACTGGCCGACTTGCCTTATGGAACTACAGCATGTAAGTGGGACAGCATTATAAGCTTAGATGCCTTATGGAAAGAGTACAATCGAATTTTAAAGCCTGGTGGGGTGGTTGTATTATTTTCAGCACAGCCATTTACTACAAAGCTTATAAATTCTAATATTAAAGATTATAAATATTCTTGGTATTGGGTCAAGAATAACGTCACAGGCTTTAGCTTTGCTAAATATCAACCTATGAGGAAAGTGGAGGACATCAATGTTTTTTATAAAAAGCACCCACCATACAATCCACAAGGACTAATTAAGCTTGATGTCCCAAAGGCAATTGTACGAAAAAAGCCCACTAGAGAGACGATATATGATAGCCAAGATGTGCTATGTAAGGAATATTTACAAAAATACACTAACTATCCTAATAATGTTTTAAACTTCAGCAAAGAAAGCAAGTGCGTTCACCCAACTCAAAAACCAGTGCAGCTGCTTGAATATTTGATAAAGACTTATACAGATGAAGGCATGCTAGTGCTAGATAATTGTATGGGCAGTGGATCCACTGGGGTTGCCTGTGGCAATTTAAATAGAAGATTCTTAGGAATTGAATTAGAAGAGAAATATTTTGAAATATCCAAAAAACGCATCACTCAAGCATACAAGAGAAGTCAAAGCTAGGTAGGAAAAACCACAAAAATTCATGCCTTAATTATTGAGATAATAACACATTAGAAACAAATTTTATACAAACATTGAAATTTCAATACTTTGAGTTCGGCAAAAGATAGCAAAGAGATAGGAACCGTACAATTTTACAGATATTTCAAACCTCGGTATACAATGTATGCCGAGGTTTTTTGGTTGTATAATATTTAGTTTTGGTGAGAGAAAAAGACTTTATCGGAGCTAAAATACTGAAAAATAGGAATAGATATTAAATTTTATGTTATAATTAAATGATATAAAGAGTTATAGTTAAGCATAAAACTGATTGTGGAAGGGAGAAAGCGATATGGAAACGAAAGTACTATTTATAATCTTTTCAATAGAAGCTATGGTGATATACGTCTTTATGGATAAAAAGGCTAGGCATAAAATACCCAAGTATATTATGCTTATCCTATCCATATATTTTGTAAACGAGCTTGCAATTGCCAGCAAAATAGAAGAAGACATACTATGGGGCATAAATCTAATAAGTAATTTTCTAATAATAGTAAATATAGCTGTAATTCTGGTTCAGTATATATATTTAAAAAATAGGCAAGAAAAATCGTGATTATAAATTTTAATGGAGGGCAGGATATATGAAATTTGTTCTAAAGTATATATATGGAAACAAAATTAAATCATTTCTAGTTTCTTTTTCATTTCTAATTTGCATCACGATTATTATCATATCCAGCTCCTTAGTTGAGACCATTTCAAATCTAGAAAATTTACAGAGAGAATATCAGAATACGCCATATAATGTAATTATAAAAAATGCTAAGAATAGACAATATGAAGCGATTAAGGACAACAAAGAGGTAAAAGCCTTAGGGCTAGAGAGTTTTATCGGTTCTTCAGTGGATAAAAAGTACCTGTATCAAGTGGTTGGAACAAATTCAGACAACCTATTATCAACTTCTATGTTTATTAAGGGAGGTCTGTTTAAAAAGGAAAATGATGTTATTCTAGAAAAATGGACATTGGATTATTTAGGTCTAAAGCCTAATATAAATCAAAAGCTTAAAATAAGCTATAAAAATGAGTCGGGAAAAATAGTCAATGAAGAATGTAATATATGTGGAATAATCCATGATACACCTACCAAAAAGAATATAGGTGTAAAAACGATATATAAAAATATCAAGGATAGCAAGTCTAATGATTTAAGTATTAAACTAGAGTATAAGAGGGGGACTCATCTATTTTCTGTTTTAGATAGGTATCAATCAAAGTACAAAATTGAAAAGAATAATATATCTATAAACGCATCATCTCCAGAAGAGATAAGTGAAATTTTAAGTAGCGATCTTGATATAAATAATATTATTAAGAGCTCTATTTTTTCATTGTTATGTATCTTAATAGTTTTTTCTATAATTAATATGTCTATAAGAGAACGTATTAATTTATACTCCTTGATCAAGGCCATGGGCGCAAAAAAACAATTTATATTCAAGAGTATATTTTATGAATTATTGATTTTATACATGATATCAATACCAATAGGTCTCTTTATTAGCAATTTATTCACTAAAATTATAGTAAAGAGACTTAGTTTTACTAGTATTGGTAATATCTACATACACAATAAAATAGCGAATCTAAGTTTAATTATTAATTATTAATTATAAACAAATTTTTGATGACTTGACGATTTTACTACTATTTATACTGGTTCTCTCCTACATTATTTATAGGAAAATCAAAAGGATAGATATAATTTCTGGAATGAATGATGAGTACGATGTCAAAAAAAATAATAGATTTACAAAAAACATATATCTAAATTACCTAATAAAAGATGCATCTATAATTATAACAATGGTTATAACCATGTCTATGTTATCGTCCTACTATTTAATGATAGGATTTAACGCTTATATGAGTAGGGAAGAAGAAAAAATGATGGTATGGGATATGTATGCATATTCAGATATAAAGGTCGCTGCAACTGATAAAGACCTAAATAAGTCAATCTCAAAAAGTGAATATGAAGAGCTGAGCAAGATTAAAGGGATAAGGAGCATTGATTATAGTAGGTTTATACCAGGAAAAATCATATATCAAGATAAGTGGAAGATAAATGACGCCTACTTCTCTAACATTAATGAGAATTCAAAGGATGAATATTGGAAAGAATATTTTGGCATAAATGAGATAACAAAAAAGAAACTGATAAAGGCAAGTGTAAGAGCATATAACGATGAGTCCTTCGTTAGATTGGCAGAGTTTAAGACTAGTGGTAGTTTTGATATTAAAAAATTAAACGAAGCAAATAATGCTATAGTTGTGGTACCAAAAACAGATGATAATAACTTTAAAAATTTACCAGATGGAAAAAATGTTGTAGATATTAAGCCTGGAGATAATATAGAGGTTATGACACCAAAGGATTCTCTTATAGATATGAGTTACTATGATTTGAATGATGATGTTAGCAAGTATACTATAACTAAATTTAAGGTTGTTGGTATAGCATATGGAACCTATTTTGAAAATGCGAGAGAAAGAACTAATCCTACATTAAATATAATTATAACTGATAAAAAGTTTAGCGATATCTATAAGATAAAGGATTTTAGAAATTTTAATATCTACGCTAAGGGCAATTACGATATAAATAAATTGTACAGTGAAATTGATAAGGTTTTTCTTGGTAGAAAAAATATAGTGACTAGGAATATAAGAAGTGAACTTAATCAAATAAATCAGATTAATAGCAGAAAGAAGATATTCAATACTGCAGTTATAGTATCTTTGCTTATGGCCATATTATTCTCTGCAATAAATAGCACATCTTCATTATATGAGGTAAATAAGAATGATATATCGATTATTAAAAAGATAGGTGCTAGTAAAAAGAAGATTTATAAGTGTTTAATTTTGGAATGGATATTTATATCTTTGATATTAATTTTTACAACTTTTCTTATATCTAAATTATCCCAATACCTTATATACTATAATAAGGGAATTTATTATGAAGGGATACAAAATATATACGACTATAAGAACCTTATATGTATTTCTATGGTTAATAGTCTACCGATATTGTTTATCCTACTACGTAGAACGAAAAAAATAGAATAGAGTAAAGAGTAACCAAATAAGTATATCTTCCTAGGAAGTATCACAGTTTGGTTACTCTTTTCTTAATTTCGTAAAGCGAGAATAAAAATTAGTGGAAGATAGTATCGAGAGCAAGTAATCTTATCCCATATTATTAGGCGGACAAGCTTGGTCTCACAGAAAGATATTATATTGAAAGTATTAGAAAACCTTGACTTTTTGACGGTTTTAGAATATAATATATCGGACGTATAGTAAATTGTGTCTAATTTTAACACA